TATATGGTAATAGCGAATGCCTTTAAACAAAATGCTTTAGGTCAATTTTTTGTAAAAGACTTTGATGCTGAATTTAATAGAAGATTAGAAGAATTTATTGATACTGAAACTGGTATATGGGTTACAGAAATTGATGATACAACTAGAAAGAGATTAGCTAAAGTTATAGATAAAAGTTATAATGATGGTTTATCTACAGAAGCAACAGGTACAGCTTTAAGAAATACACTGATTGGTATGGGTGTATATAGAGCAAACCTTATTGCTAGAACAGAAACGCATAGAGTTGCATCTTTCGCAAACGAAACAGTTGCAGAGTCTATGGGTATAGCTGGTACAATTAAAGAATGGGTGGCTATACAAGATGAAAGAACAAGAATTACTCACGCAATAGCTAGTGGTCAAAAGACTGCATTAGAAAGTAGCTTTGTTGTAGGTGGAGAACTTTTAAAATATCCTGGAGATCCTAGAGGGTCAGCAGGTAATACTATCAACTGTCGGTGTGCTGCAATATATACAACACCTGACTTCTTATAAGGAGAAACAAAATGGAAATAATAATTGGAATAATAATTGGAATTGCTTTATGTAGAAGCAACGATAAATACAAATGGGTAAGTAAAGCTATAGGAAAAATTTGGAAAAAATAATGCCTTTAGTTAAACCTAACAATAAAGAAAAGAGAGAAGATTTCATTAGTAGATGTATGTCAGATGACAAGTCTATTTCTGAATATCCAGCAACAGATCAAAGATTAGCTGTATGTAGTTCTCAATATGAAAATGGAAAAAAGGAGGAATATTCTATGAACGATATAGAAAAGATGGGACAAGCTATAAAGTCTTTGACAGATGTTATCTCATCTAAAGCAAAAAAACCAGAAGATGATATGAAAGAAGCAAGAGAAGAAGATATGTACGACAACCCAACAGATGCTAGAGATAAAGCAAAAGAAATAGGTTGTGTAGGTGTTCACAGTATGACTAAAGATGGCAAAACAATTTTTATGCCTTGTGGTACACACTCTGCTTATGAAGAAGCAATTAGTAAAGGTTATGGATCAGATGAAGAAGAAGATAAATACCATAAGAAACCTAAAAAGAAACCAATGAAAAGTGTTTGTGTATGTCAAGATGACGGAGTTTGTCAATGCGATACAGAAATTAAAAAATTAACTTTTCATTCAGAAGTAAAAGCAAATGGTGATAAAGGAACTTTTACTGGTTATGGTTCTATATTTGGTAATGAAGATCAAGGTAGTGATATAATGCAAAAAGGCGCTTTCACTAAATCTTTAGAAACCAGACCAGCAAGAAAAGTAAAATTATTATATCAACATAAAACAGATGAACCTATCGGAGTATTTGAGGATATGTACGAAGATGAAAAAGGTTTATTTGTTAAAGGCAAACTGGCTATGGGTACTCAAAAAGGTCGTGAAGCATACGAACTATTAAAGATGGGTGCATTAGATGGTATGTCAATAGGATTTAGAGCAGACCCTGAAAAGCAAGGATACAACGAAAGTAAAAGAGGCACTAGAACTCTTAAAGAAGTTGATCTTATGGAAATCAGTTTAGTAACTTTCCCAATGAACGAAAGTGCTTTAATTGAAACTGTAAAAGGCAATGCTAAAAATATTCGAGAGTGGGAAAAAATCTTGCGTGAAGCAGGAGGTCTTTCTCGGACAGAGGCTAAGATTGGTGCGAAAGCATTATCTGAATCTTTATCACAGCGAGATGCTGGAGATGACAACAAACAGTTAGCTGACTTAATAAACAAAGTCGCTGACATAATTAAACAATAACAAAGAGGAAATAACAATGGATAATAACGAAGTAAAATCTGCTGTAGAAACTCTTGGTAAAACTTTTGAATCTTTCAAAAACGCAAATGATGAAAGACTAAAACAGATCGAAAGCAAAGGTGCTTCTGATCCTGTGACGGAAGAAAAGTTATCTAAAATCGACAAAGAATTAGATAAGTATGCTGACATTGAGAAATCATTGAAAGCAAACGAACTTTCGCAGAAGGCACAACAAGAGCAAATGGCAAGACTTGAAACTATTGTATCAAGACCTGACTTTGGTAAAGGTTCACCAGCTGAATCAATGCAAAAGAAAGTTTACGATAAATGGTTAAGAGAGGGAAAAGAAGGACTTTCACCTGATGAGGTTAAAGTTTTAACTGTATCTAACGATGCAACAGCTGGTTACCTTGCTCCACCTGAGTATGTGAGAGAGTTAATCAAAGGCATCATAGAGTATAGCCCAGTAAGATCACTAGCTAGAGTAAGAACAACAACTCAAAGAAGCGTACAAGTTCCAAAAAGAACAGGAACTTTTTCAGCACAATGGGTTGCAGAACAAGGCACTAGAAGTGAAACAACTGGATACACTGTAGGTTTGGAAGAAATTCCAGCTCACGAAGTATATGCTCTAGTAGATATTTCTGAACAAGAACTTGAAGATTCAGTTTTCAATCTTGAAGCAGAAATGAACGCAGAGTTCACAGAACAATTTGCAAAAGCAGAGGGAAATGCTTTCATATCTGGTGATTCAATCGGTAAGCCACAAGGTCTTATCTCGAATGCTAGTGTTGGAACTATAACAACTGCAGCAAATGATGCTTTAGCAGCAGACGATTTAATCGGTGCAGCACACAATGTAAAATCTGAATATATGAGAAACGCAACATGGTTGTTCAATAGAGCAACTCTTTCTGCAATCAGAAAGTTAAAAGATGATGCGAACCAATATATTTTCCAACCTGGAATTTACCAAATGGGAATCGGTTCTAATTTATTAGGACACCCAGTTGTTGAAGCATCAGACTTGGCAGATATTGCAGATGGAACTAAACCAGTAGTGTTTGGTGATATAAGAAGAGCATATATGATTGTGGACAGAGTAAATCTTTCAATTATGAGAGATCCTTTTACACAAGCTAGTTCAGGTAATGTAAGATACATCGCTAGAAGAAGAGTGGGTGGTCAAGTAATATTACCAGAAGCAATAACAACAATTACTATCCAGTAATTATAACAATAGGAGAAATAAACAATGAAAGATTTAGCACAAAATGTTAAAGTTGATCACAGTTTGTCTGCTGTTGTCAGAACTGCGTCAGCAAATGGTACAGGTATTGATACTAAAGGTTTTCAATCTGTAACCTTAGTTGCTGATGTGGGTGCAGCTGGTATAACTTTGAACGGAACAAATAAATTTTCTTTTTCTTTAGAAGATTCAGATGCTCCAGCTTCAGGGTTTGCAGCAGTAACTAACAACACACTCGTTACTGGTGGTACAGTTGATGGTAGTGGTATCTTCCAAGTGGTAGATGCACCTGCACACGCAGCACAAGCATACAAATTAGGTTATGTTGGTGGTAAAAGATATGTAAGAGGTGTAGTAACTCACGCAGGGACTCACTCTACAGGTACTATCGTAGGTTTATCAGTTGTATTAGGAGATCCAATCTCTGGACCAACTGCTAACCAAGCAAACGACTAATTAACGTAAAGTTAATATATGGAGGGGGATCCTGCCGAGAGGTATTTCCCCCTCTTATCAAAATTAAAAGGAGAATTTATGAAAATTAAAATGAAAAAAGATAAGTTAGCAACTGCTAATGAAGCAGGTTCATCAACTATGGTTTACAAAAAAGATAGTGTAATGGATATGTCAGCAGAATGGCAAATGAAGTTAGCTTCTAAATGGTTGAACAATGGTGTTGCAGAACAAACAAAAGCTGTAACTCAAAAGAAAGTTATAACTGAAGTACAAAAAAAGAAAAAAAGTATTAAAAAAAAATAAGGATAAACAATGAGTGGATTAACAACACAGACAGCTTGGATAACTAATGTAGTAAGTATAGCTGACTTCAAAGCATTCGCAAGAATAGATAGTTCTGACAGTACAGAAAATACACTCATTGAGTCACTTGTATTTCTAGCACAAGATATGGCAGAACAATACACAGGCAGAGCAATTACATATCAAATACAGCAACTGTTTTTAGATAGATTGCCTTTTTATGCTGATGAAAAATTACAAGAAGGTGTATATACAGGAGCAGACTTACAAGCTAACTCTAACTATATAGTATTACCTAAACCTAATTTAATATCTGTAGATCACGTCAAGTATTATGACAATGATAATTCTGCAAGTACGTTTGCATCAAGTAACTATTATGTAGATACATCTAGCCAACAAGGTAGAGTAGTTTTAAAGAACGGAGTAAGTTGGCCAACAGCATCAGAGTTAAGAAATGCTAATGCTTATGAAATACAATACAAAGCAGGTTATGGTACTTCTAATAGTGATACAGCAGCAAGTACACCTAAACTACTTACACACGCAATTAAAGTTTTAGCTTTACACCTTTACGAGAATAGAGAAGTGGCAACGAGTATGTCGGTTAATATGATACCTAAAACATTAGGAATGTTATTAGAACCATTTAAGATTAAAAGAATAAACACACCACTAGGAATATAAAATGTCAGTATCAAGAGTAGGAAAATTAAAAAACTCAATCACGATACAAAGTTTGAGTCAGGGTGCAGATGGCTATGGTGGATATGCTTCACCAAGTTATTCTACTGTTATAACTGCATTTGCTAAGATAACACCAAAGAGTGGAACGCAAGTATTTAGTGATAAGACAGGCAGACAAGTAGAGAACCCACATACACACGAGTTCTTAATTAGATATAGAACTGGCTTATCTACAGCACAAAGAATTAAGTTTGGTACAAGAGTGTTTGATATAATACAGATTAATGACGAGAACGATAACAATAATTACATAACTATCAAAGCTAAAGAGAATGTAGGTATAGCTTAATGGATATTAAGATTAATGTTAAAAACTTAAAAAAAGTATTATCACAACTTAATACATTGAACAAAGATTTAGAACCTGACTTCCAACAAGTAGTCAAAGGTGGTGCACAGTTAATTAGAGCAGAAGCAGTAAAAAGTATTCAATCAGGTGCAAAGTCAGGTATTGTATATCAAAAATATAATCCTCGTAGGCAACATAGAGCATCTGCTCCTGGTCAAGCACCAGCTAGTGATACAGGTAATTTAGTAAGTAAGATTAGAGTAAAACAAAAAGATAAGAATACAACACAAGTAGAAAGTGGTGCAGATTATTCAGCATTTTTAGAATATGGTACAAGTAAGATGTTGCCAAGACCTTTTTTATTTCCAGCTTTTGAAAAGAGTAGAGGTAAAATTGCAAAGGCAGTTTTTGAAAGAGTTAAAACAGCAATCAATAGGATAGCCAAATGAGTGATTATGCTTCAGCACTACAACAAACAGTTTTCAATGCTTTAGACCAAAGCAGTACATTACAGAATTTAGTAACAGATGTTTATGATTTTGTGCCTGAAAGCACAGCATTCCCTTATGTAAAAATAGGGGAACAAACAATGGTAGATAATGGAACTAAAGATAAGAAAGGGTCAGACTTCACTATTGAAGTTCACACCTTTTCAAGATATAGAGGAAGTGTAGAAATTAAAAATATTATGTCGGTTGTTTATGACATACTACACGAATCGAGTTTATCAGTATCAGGAGCAAGTCTAATAAATATGAGATTTGAGTTTTCTGATATTATAAAAGAAAATGATGGATTAACAACTCACGGAGTACAAAGATTTCGTGTATTTGTTTTAAGTTCATAAACAACAATATAAAATAAAGGAGCAATAAAATGGCAGCACAAAAAGGTAGTAGCTTTCTACTCAAAGACAACAGTGGTGGAAGTGCAGTAGTTATCGGTGGATTAAGAAGTACATCAATGACTATTAACGGAGAATTAGTAGATATTACAGCAAAAGACTCAGCAACATTTAGTGGATCATCAGGACACGATATAGGTAGAGCATTAGGTGCAAATATGGGAATAAGAAGTATGAGTGTATCTGCAAGTGGAGTATTTACAGATTCTGCAGGAGAAAACAATCTAAGAGGAGCAGCATTTACAGGAGGTTCTGTAAATTACGATTTAGTTTTTGGAGATGGTTCAACTGTAAAAGGTGCATTCATAATTACATCGTACGAAAGAGCAGGAGAATACAATGGAGAAGAAACTTTTTCAGTAACTCTTGAATCTAATGGTACAATGACTTACACGAATGCTTAATAACTAATAAGGAAAAATATATGGAATGGACAGATGGGTACAAAATGGTTGAGATAAAGGTTGGAGATAAAACATATAATGGTTTTTACAAGGTTACTAGAAAGGGCGTAATAACTGTCGAAGCAAAAATTGATATACCAGTTAAACCTTATGACCATATCATTATCGGTGTCGATAAAGTAGTTGTTCAAAATATTAAAATTTTAAGAGATAGATCAGAAATAACTTGTGAATCAGTTGATACAACTGATATAATCAGGTCTAATAAAACACTTAAAAAGTTTAAAAAATATGAAACAGCGAAAGGAAAAGACACAGATGGCGAATCAATATAAAGGTGAAATTAAGGGTGAGTTTGGAGGAAAAGAAAGAACTTTCAGACTTACCTTTGATAGTATAGTTAATATAGAAAATAGAACAGGTAAATCTATAATGGATATTACCAATAGTTTGGGTGCTAATAATTATTCTATGAAAGACATAGTTATAGTTATGCACGAAGCATTACAGGGTGCTGGTGGTAAATTTATTCAATCAGCAGTTGGTGATATGTTAATGCAAACTGGTATGATGAAAGGTGCTGTTCTATGTTCTGAAGTATTAATGACATTGTTCACAGGTGAGAAAAAAGAAGAAGATTCCCCTTTAGTACAGGGGGAGAACGAGCAGAAAGATACCCAATCCAGCAATACCTAGAAATAGGTCTTGGTGTATTAAGATTCTCCCCAAAAGTATTTTGGGATTTATCAATAACAGAATTTATGTCAGCTTTGAATGGTCATCATTTAAAGAATGGCAAAAATAAAACTAACAATCCATTACTCAAAAAAGAAATGGAAGATTTAATGAGGAAATTTCCAGACTAAAAATTATGGCATCAAATTTAGCAACAATACGAGTAGAACTTATAGCTAACGCACAGAAGTTTAAAAAAAATGTAGATCAAGCTAGTTCTAGTTTAAAGAAAGTAGATAAAGCTACAGCTAAAACTACTAAAGGCAGTAAAAGACTTTCTAATGCTTTTAGAGATACAGCAGGTTCTATCGCAGCAGTACAAGGTCCACTTGGTCCAGTCGCTGGTCGTATATCTTCTATCGGTGCTATTGTAGGTAGAGTTAATCCTCTGATGTTATTATTAACTGCAGGTTTTGTTGCAGTAGGTGTTACAATAACTAAATTTATAAAAGCTGGTGCTAATGCAGAATCACAATTTTTAAAACTAGAAGCATTACTTAAAGCTACAGGTGGTGCAGCAAAAGTTACAGGTCAAGATATTGAAGCTATGGCAGTTGCTATTGGTAGAGGTACTTTAGCTAGTGTTCAGGGTGCTAGAGATGCAGCTGGTGTATTACTTACATTTAAATCTATAGCAGGTGAAACATTTGAAAGAACATTAAAATTAACACAAGATTTGGCAGCAGTTGGTTTTGGTAATATGAGAACTGCAGCTTTACAATTAGGTAAGGCATTAGAAGAACCTGAAATTGGTTTATCAGCATTAAGAAGAGTAGGTGTATCTTTTAACGAACAGCAAAAAGAACAGATTAAAGTTTTATCTTTGACAGGCAGACAAGCAGAAGCACAAGCACTAATACTTAAAGCACTTGAAGAACAAGTAGGAGGTGCAGGTGCAGGTGCTGCAGGTGGTTTATCAGGTGCGTTTGATACACTGGGAGAAAACATTACTTTATTCTTTGAAAAATCTAAGGCAGGTCAAGCAATAGTATCAGGTCTTACAACAGTCATACAAGGTTTAGCTAATGTTATGGCTAAATTTGTTCCTGATGTAGAAAAATTACCTAATGAGATAGGTCAATTAAATAATAGATTTAAAGAAAGCGAAAAAACTATTGAATTTTTATCTAAAAAGTTTGCAGATTTAGGGAATCAAATATCTGAACAGAACTCAAAAGCAGGAAGTGCAGCAGTTCAAAGAGCAAGAAAGTTAAAAAAGCAACAAGATGAAATTAATGATCAAATATTTGCAGAAACAAAACTAAAGAATCAAATACAAGAAAAAATTGATTTATTAAGTAAAGAAGAAAAAGTAGTAATTAAAATTGATAAAACTGCAGATAAAGTAAATAATAAATTATTTAGAAACAATCAAAGAGCATTACAAGATGCTAAAGCTAACAATAAAGAGTTAAGAGTAAATAATGATTTAAGAAAATTAGAAGATGCTTTAAGATCAAAACTAGGTGAGGGTGCTGTTGCTGAAGAAGAAATAAATAGAATTTTAAGTGAAAGAGGTCCAATTTTAAGAGATAATGCTGTTAAGATGGCAGAGTTTGAAGAACAGATGGCAGATGTCAAATCTATAGCTAAATCAGTTGGTAACGAATTTAATTCAGTAGGAGATAAAATTTTAGATGCCTTTTTAAGAGGTAAACAAGGTGCGTTAGATTTTAAAGCAATTTTAAGAGAACTGATTATAGATATACAAAAAGCTATCATTAAAAAACTTATATTAGACAAAGTTACTGGAGTTATAACTAAAGGTATAGAGGGTATATTTTCACCTGCAGAACCAACATTAAGTTCAGGCAGAGGTAGAACCGATGCTGCAGCAAGTGGTGGAACAGTACAAGCTGGTACACCTACTCTAGTTGGAGAAAGAGGTCCTGAGTTATTTGTTCCAGGAAGTGCTGGTTCAATAAGAAACAATGCTGACACTAAAAATTCAATGGGTGGTGGAGGTATTAGTGTAGTACAAAATTTAAACTTTGCTGTTGGTGTAACTAATACTGTGAGAGCAGAAGTTATGAATATGCTACCAGCAATACAACAATCAACAATATCTGCTGTTGCTACTGCGAAGCAAAGAGGTGGAAAATTTAGTAAGGCATTCGGTAATTAATTATGGCAGTATTTACACCATCATATCCTCTGACTTTACCTACAGCTACAGGTATTAAAACACAGAACTGGAGTTTAAGAAGAATTACATCTATTACGCAATCACCATTTACTTTACAACAACAAGTCTATCAACACAGTGGAGAACAATGGGGTGCAACTATGACTTTACCACCTATGCTGAAAGACAAAGCATCAATATGGTTATCTTTCTTCTTACAGTTAAGAGGTGTTAGAGGAACTTTTAAAATAGGTGATCAAGATAGAAAAAAAATTCAGGGTACTGCAACAGGCACAGTAAGAATTAATGGTGCTAGTCAAACAGGTAATCAAGTAGCATTAGATGGATTTACTGCTAGTAGAGCAAATGTATTTAAAGCAGGAGATTATATACAAATCAATTCTTATGTTTATATGGTTACAGAAGATGTAAGTGCTGATGGAAGTGGTGAAGCTAATGTAAAAATAGAACCAGCATTAAGGCAAGGAATTGAAACAATTAATAACGATACAACAGTTGTTTATTTAAACACAACAACAATAATGAGATTAGATAGTAACGAATTTAGTTGGGATACAGACCATGTAAGTAAATACGGAATATCTTTTGCTTGTAGTGAGGCATTATAATGAAAAAAACAAAAAGTAAATTAGAATGGTTTAAAAAAAATATTGTAATTGTTCCTGTTGTGGCAGCAATTATTGCAGGAACTTTTACATCAGTAAGATATGTATTATCTTTGACAGATACTATTACAGCTAACCAAGAGACTATTTTAAAGATGGAGTCTAAACTAAGTAACTCCATAGCAGATATTAACGACCTTAAACAAAGACTGTCCGCAGCAGAAGCAACATGGTCTATGGCAGAAAACTTATACAGACAACTAGCAGACACAGTGAGGGATCATACCTATGACCTTAAAGACCTTACGAGATAATTTATTATGGATCGCATTCTTTCTTTGCGTTGCAACTTATGCGCAAGCAAGAAATGACTATCTAAATGACTACGGAACTTGTGAAAGAGGTAGCTGGGAAACTTATACAGAAGTTAGACAACACGAATATAAAACAGGCACAAGTAATGAGTATCAAGATCAGACATTAGGTTTTAGATTTCGTATGCCTTTAGGTGCTGTGTGTGATGATGAATATATTGCAGAAATGCAAAAGAAAAGTAAAATAAAAACTCAACTTGAACTTATAAAAGAGTGTAAAAGAATACCTAGAATTAGTCCTCCACCTGTAGAATTTGCTGAACTGTTTAATATGTGTAATAAATTGGGGGTTGTTAAGTTTATTGATAAGAAACCAGAAGGTAGTCATTGGGAAAATTTAAAGATACAATATCTAAAAGATAATCCTGATGTTGTAATAATGGAACAGGCGATGCCACAACAAAAATAAATGATTAGACCATTAAGAAAGTTTATAGTTAAAATGCGTATGAAGTATGCTGATATTAGAGGACATCACGGAAAAAGATGGAACTACGAACCATCAGAACATTATATGGGGAGAAAACGAAATGAAAAAATTAAAGAGGTACTTTAGAAAGATTCTAAACTGGATAATTAAAGGATACGAATGAAAGTAAGTGATAACACAAATATACAACTACCATTAAGAAATTTAATTTCTATAATAGCAGGAGTTGCTGTTGCAGTTTGGGCATACTTTGGACTACACGAATCATTAAGTAAAACTCAAACTAAATTAGAATTAATGTCAAAAGATTTAGAAGAAAATACAGAGTTTAGAATAAAATGGCCAAGAGGAGAAATGGGTTCACTTCCAGCAGATAGCGAACAATATCTTCTTATAGAAAATAATTTAGTTGAATTAGAGAAGATTACAGCAAGAGTAGATGCTATGATGAATAATAAGGTCAATATTGATAGACTTATTAAAGATGTAGATAAAGTTACAGAACAATTAGAAATATTAAAAGATAAGGTAAGAGCAAATGGAAAAACGGATCACTAGACAAATTATAAAACATATCATTGATAAAAAAAATAAATCAAAAGAAATTATATGTTTAAGATCAAGACAAGAAGTTGAGATAGGTGCTAATGGTACTCAACGATATATGATCAAAGAGGGTATAAACAAAGGTAAAATATTATGACAGAAGTTGTTATAGCATTAATGATGGTATTAAACGGAAATTTAATAGAATTTACTTATAAAGAAAAAATGAGTGATTGTTTAAAATCGAAAAGGATTGCTTCAAGAGAAGTTAGACCAGAAAGAGTTCAGTTTGTCTGTAAACAAGTTAATGCAGTTACTGAAGTTTATATGAATAGAAAAAAAATAGTAAAAATTATAAAAGAATAATATGGCACGAGATATAACATCAGATTTTAATACAGCTATTAAGAGTACAGTAGTTCAACCTATATTCGCTATAGAATTAGAGTTTAGTGATGGTACATTAAGGTTTTGGAATGGTTATGGCAGTATAACAATGACTGCTGGTGGTTCATCAAAAGTATTTACAGGAACAGGCGATTTATTATCAATATCTCCAGTTGAAGAAAGTTCAACTCTACAGATGAATGGTATTAGTGTTGCTCTTACTGGAATAAAATCTAGTTTAGTATCCACTGCCTTAACAGCACAATACACTAATAGAGATGCAGCACTATATATGGGTTTATACAATGCTTCAGGTTCAGTAATAGCTGATGTTTATACTTTGTTCAAAGGCAAGATGGATGTGCTAAATATTACAGAACAAGCAGATACTGCAACTATAACTTTAAATATAGAAAGTAGATTAGTAAGTTTTGAGCAACCTTTAAATAGAATGCTAACACTAGAGGATCAACAAGTGGATTATTCTTCTGATTTAGGTTTTGAATTTATATCAGACTTACAAGATAAAGAAATTATTTGGGGTAAGAAAACTCAATAACAAATGCGAGTTGAAAACTGGGAGTCCAAGTTAAGCACTGTAATACACGATACAGTTCATAATAAAGATAAATTTA